ATGGAAGTACTGTTTATCATAATCATAATTTTTGCCTTAGTAGCGATCGGAATAAAAACAAATAATAATATCGCCAAAAGACCAAAGAGGGAATACGCATACACTAAAAAAGCCTGCGCGATGACACGGCACGAGCTAATATTCTATAAAGCCCTGCTTGAAGCAATAAGCGGCTGCGTAATCATCCCGCAAGCTCACTTAAGCATGTTTTTAGATCATAAGGTTTACGGACAGAACTGGAGCAGGGCATTTTCAAGAATCAACGGCAAATCAGTGGATTTTCTTATTTGCACCAATAATATGAAACCGCTCATAGCTATTGAACTTGACGACAACACCCATGATCGTCCTGACCGCCAAAAGCGCGACATTTTCGTTAACTCAATTATAAGCAATGCAAATATGCCCCTGCTGCGGTTTAAGGAGGATGAGTGGAATAGTGAAATCATCAAGCGAGAGGTCGCCCGCGCTCTTAAAGAATCAACTCTCGAAAAACTATAGAACAAAAAGCGAACTAATTATCCGCAGGTTTCTTAAAGTCATGCCAGAATAATTATCTAACAATTGCCAACATTTCATAGATTCATAAAACACTACCTTTAGCGATCAAAGCCCAAACCATAATCAATAACACAAATTAGCGCGCCAAAAGCCATCAACAGCTCATAGCAATAAAAACATGGAACATGGCAAATATAGATTTAGAACATAAATAAATATACCGGCAGACCCAAACAGGGCGGTAGCATAATTAATCGCCGCCGATACCTCCAAAAGTTTACAAACTACATAAATTTATCTTGAAAAAAGACGATGGAGTAATCATGTTTCGTAGATAGTTTTAACGTCGCACAATGTCCGGTACAAAAATATTTAATGTCGTATAACAGATATAAATTAAAAGAAAAGCGTCGCATAATATTCATAAAAAATAATGTTGTAGAATAAACTATAGTATACTATGCTTATGGAAATAATAATAGTATTTTTGATTATTACAATAACAATAATCATAATTAAAACAAATAAAAATACCGTCAAAAACTACGCGAACAAAAAATATAAATACACAAAAAAAGAATGCGTAATGACACAAAATGAGTTAAATTTTTATGAAACATTATGCAAAGCGGTAGACGGCTGCAAAATTATACCTCAAGCACATCTAAGCATGTTTTTAAATCATGAAATAAAAGGACAAAACTGGAGCGGGGCATTTTCAAAAATTAATGGTAAATCAGTAGATTTTCTCATTTGCAGTAACAGCATGAAACCTATAGTGGCCATAGAACTTGATGACAGCACGCACAACAGCCCTAACCGACAAAAACGAGATATGTTTGTTAATTCAATTATAAACAACGCAGACATAGCTTTATTGCGATTTGAAGTAGGCAAATGGAACGACAAAATTATCAAGCAAAAAGTTGCTCAAGTTTTTCAAACTCATGCATCTGTAAATACTGATTTTCAAAGGTCAAAGAATGCAAATCAGGATCAAGAGACAAGTTATTAGCTTCGTTATAATACTTAACTGGCTTTTTCAGATTTTTTGACGCCCAATAGCGCCGGCGATTAGAGACAGTAACCATATCTTTTGTAATATACTTACAAACATAAGCTGCAACTTTTTGCTTATCGTCATCTAAATACTGCATGTTAGTAAAACCAAAACGAAACGATGTTAAATTATAAACACGTCGATTATTTTGAATAACGTTAGTCTTTTTAATTAAACCTGGATAATTCGACATAACCGCATGAAAATGTATAGCACCATCTTTATGTTTTTCTGGAACTATAACGTATTTCATCATATTCTCAGATTTTCGTTGCTGACGAGACAACCATGACTGCATTTTAAAATAACATGCATTTAAATCATAACGATTAACTTTTTTAGGGTTAAAAGTAAAAGTAACAAACATATCAAAATCGTTCGATAAAATATAATCAGAAACCATCATACGACTACGACGCACAGAGCGTGCGATATCAAGCTCCTGAGAGCGATTATCTTTACCTTTTTTACTAGAAGCAGTAGAATAGCGTGCTTTAGGAAATTTAAAAACAGTTAATTTATACATTGAAGGATATTCCTTTACGATATTATTAATAAAACTATCATTCACGTTACACCCCTATAAAAGTATGTTAAATGTCCTATTATCGAGTAGCCCGCTGCGCGGGCTCCCGCACACAAAAATAATTAATTTTAAACGGCTAGGCGCGCTTGCCAGGGCTTAATGGTTTGCCCGCTGCGCGCGCCAGCCGACACACGCGACAAGCGGTGTCGGCTCAAATTAGCTAAATCATTTATGATACCTCCTCTTTTGCTGATTCACGATAAAGTTAACATTCTGGTTAGATTGACGATTATATTCATAATTACGTAAAATCTTTTGATATGTATCATATCGCGAATAATAAACATCATTATGTTTAAATACTTCTGTCCTAATTTTGTCCATCTGATATGTGTAATCAGACTTATCCAACCTAATACTTTCACCATCATAAACAGTATTTATCTGAACTCGACCTATATTACGACAAGAAACTACTTCCTGAACTTGCTTACGTATTGAAATATCTAATTCATTCCATATTTGACTTGAAAACACGATACGACGCCTATCCTTACGTTGCTGCGATATTGACGTTAAGACATCAATAGGTATTCCTGTTTTTGAATTAAACATCAGATGAGCCTCATCTAAAACGACTAAAACGCCATTTTTACCATTTTGAAACTCTAAGGCCTGAGAAACTCTTTGGTCATTTTCAAGAAATACATAATTTATATTATTGAGTTTAACGTTAGAAAAAATAGCACAACTTGGATACTCTTGCTTTAAATCGTAAACGTATTTAACCATAGAGAGTGTTTTGCCTTTACCTTGACGGCCAATATAAACACGGCTGCCAACTGGGAACAAACCCTTTTCAGGCCTCGTGTAATGTTTAATAAAAGATTTCCAATCAATTATCATTACTTAACTCCAAAAACTGGAATTTTACGCAAAACCCAAAGTGCTATTTTATAAATCGGCTCAAATGCAAATATTGCAATAATCATGGTTACGGAAATGAAAGCTAAAGACGGAGACATAATATACTTATAAACGCCTACAAATTGACTTAAAATATTAACCAATAAATCTGTAGAATCAATCAGAACCTGAGGGGTCGCTGGTAAATCTGGCATAACTAAGAAAATAGCAAGGATTAACGCAACACCAGCCGTTAAAATCCAAACGATCATGCTTCCACAACCTCATTAAATTTTTGCTTTAATAAATAAACCAACGATAAAACAAAACCTACACGCGCAACTGGCATAACCGTATTCCAAATCAAAGGCGCAGACTCTTCAAGAGCACCGATACGCAAACAAACGCTATTTTGTGCAATTAAATTTGAAACACAAACACCCTCGCAAAACTTATTATTTGAATTAAAGGTACAGTGCCATTCACTCATATCATCAGCACTAATAAAACCAGAAAACGCACCAAGAGTTTTTGAAAAAAACTCAAACGGAAATAATAAAAAACCTAATTTTTTCGTCAAAGTCACTGACAAATCGTCATAAGCTTTTTTAAAAATATTGTCATCTCCTGGAATAAATATATGGCTTAAAAATTCTAAAAGTCTTTCAAAAACAGAAACAATACCATGGAATAAACCCTCTACCGTATTCTTAAAACCATCAAAAATATTACTCATCCAACAAGCAACATCATGAAACTGACAGCGCTGAACAGCATCGCCCACCGGAACAGTACCACCAGAAAAATTATCACCATGATAATCTTCAGGAAAAATTACACGTTTTTTAGTGTAAAGACCAACAATCGAATAATATTGTGCAGATAGCTGAAAGTTATACGTACTAACATCAGAATAATCTGAAAGGCATAAAGACAAAGTTAAATTATCACCACATTTATAAATACCAAACGACATTCTCGCAGTACGTACAAAATCGAAAAAATAATAGTTTGTCTGTTTATCATATTTTAATTCAATATCTGAATCTTTATCAATAAAAATAAACTCGATATGAGACGTTTCGTCAGCGTTTGAGTTATTGCGAACTACAAAAAACGAATCATTTTTAATACCATTTTCTACAAATTGAATATAACGCTCATAAGTTTGCTTAGAAAGGGACCTATCACGTTTTATCTTTTTCTTATCAAAAACAAAATTAACATCATAAGGCGGATTTTTCATACGCCAGGAAGCACGTTTAAAATTTATTGGTTCAGCAGCGCGCGCCGGTAGTGGAACGACTAATAGAGAAACGAAAAATACTATTGACAGTACTAATGGTAAACTAAAACGCTTCATCTATCGCCTCGACGCGCACCGCTAAGCCAATAAATCGCATAAATAGCAATTATACAAAACAGCCAAAAAGCACTTAATTTAATTAAAAATTCAGACATCATACTTTTTTACCAAAAAGAATTTTATGTAAATAATCGAGAATAAACTTCAAACCACCAAGTAGGCCAATCAATGGAGCATAAGCGATAAGTAGCTCTCTCACCATCTTTAAAATCTCATTACTAATAGCTAAAACTGATAAATTTTCCATAAACTATAAAGGGGAGGGGGAATCCTCCCCAACCGGCTATTTAACCCTTACCTTACCACGCACAGCAGCATTGATAGCACGACCAGCAATACCAAGCCCAATCATTGCGCCAAGCAGAATCGCAACACCGGCAAAATTTGACGAGATTACACCCCAAGCACTTTTAAAAACAGCACCTGCAGTAGTAGCGTCAAAAAATACCAAACTTTCTGGCATTTTATACCCCCTTAAATTTATAACCCGCTTGAGTTTTTCGACATCGCTAGTTGGTCACCAAATATCTAAATTGTTAGGGAACTATAACTTTTAAATTACTATCTAGTTCGCGCTTTGTTCTATTGAGCAAATGTAACGGGTTGTGTTAAATCATCAGCAAGCATAAGTATTGCTTTGTCTTTTTTCTCAGGCTTAAACTCAATGGTAAAAACTTCACCTTTAATTAAAAGCTCTAAAACTAAACGATCATATTTAACAACTTTTCCAGAATCATCTTTAAATTGACGCTCATCAAAATAAAGACGAGAAATACGCGATTTTAAATTATCTAAGGTTCCTGACAGAGCAGTAGTTGGTAATGACATAATTGCCTCCAAAATTAAATTAATTACAAAAACAACATAATCTAATTTAAAATAAAAGACAATAGAGAAACCACGTTTTACACATAGACTTAACGTCGCACAATGTCCGTTTTACGTCTTATAATCTATGTTGGCGAGATGATTAATCATACGCTCGCAAACAACGGTTTTACTTGATACAAGCCGCAGCTTATTAATCTTGGTCTATAAATGGGGAGCTTTAGTCACGCTACTAGAGTCATCTTTTACTTTTATATTTATTCGCTATATAAAAATACCGCCAACCAGCAGTTATATAAATATAAGTCCACACACTCGAAAACAAACTCGAAATTTAAATTGTAGTAATTAGCACATGTTTATAGACTTAAGTTATCCACAGAAAAAATCTCAGCGCTACGAGAATAAATTTGCATTTTTTTCAAAAATATTGTCCCCTACTACTTTTCCCGCCTCGCCTGCTTTATTTGACTTTTTGTATTTTCAATATTTTAATATAGTTTTTCACCTAGCCTATTTAGCTGTTTAATGGAACAAAAGTAGAACATAGCCCACCAGTGCAGGGGCAGACTTCTATCTAAAGCCTCTTTCTCATTTATAAAAAGCACGCCTACTCACCCGCACATCAATATACTCTGCAATTATTCCTCTGTTCGTTAAATAGCGGATGGCACGCACCGCGTCTTCGACTTGGCCAGCCGCTGGGCGGTCAACTGTCATTTTAATCGAATACCCCACCCCGTCGAGGCTGACTAGCACCTGACGAGTAGTACTAGCTGGCAGAATCATTTTATTAACAGTAAAATTGTTTTCTTTGAAATGTCCCACAACCTTACCGATAAACTGTAGGAAACGGCCGCTAATTACTGAATTACCAACGCTTGCACGAATTCCAGTTTGATCCTCGACGGCGATAACTGACGTGCCAAGGATATTACGTTCAAATACTACACCTGTACTATCAACATAAGCTTTCATGTTACCAGACTGCCAATAAACCACTGGCGAGCGCAAATTAACCGAAAAATCGGCCGACCAGAGAGCACCTTTAGCTGGCGGCGACACGCTAGACACCTCTGGGCATCTACTTTGAATGGCTCGGCTAAGATTATTAGCATTGATATTTACAGCCAGCCGCTCGAGGGGATTAGCAGAGAGGTAATCTTGAATTGCTGCTGCATAATCGCGGGCGGCAGTTTGTACTTCTGAATCGTTACTAGTGCCGACAATTTGCACTTTCGGCTCGACAATAATCTGAGTAAGCAGCCACCCCAAACCAGCAATTAACACTAATGCGCTAATCAACGCTAATCGGATAGAGCGGCGTTTGCGCTTTAGATTGTGCGCCTGCACGCGCGGTGATTGCAAGCTAGCCGATTGTTCATTAGGGCTAGGCACCGAGGAAATGAGGCTGCCAGTCAAGGTACGATTACGCCGAAATAGTGTTCCCGCACTAGGCGAGCTATCATCAACCACAGCACGGCGCCGCACAGGCTGTGCGGCGCGGCGTGATTTAGATTTTTTCGATCTCATACCAACAAACAT